ATTCTGGCTGATTATCAATATAAAAACAGTTTTGTTGCAGACCATGAATTGAATATGGTTGCATGTTTAACTGAAGTAATGGCAGGAGTAAAATTTAAATGAAGACATTTAACAACATACCATTTGGTGGTAAAATAATAGAAGAAGAAACAACACTAAATAAGTGGGATATAGTAATAGTACATTATGAAGGATTTACAGAAAAGAAGTATAGAGCTGTAAAGTATAATGACCAAAAGGTTATCATATCCGAAAGAACTTTTAATACAAAAGAAATGGCAGAAGCTTATATTGCACAACAATCATGAATCCTTTTGAATATTTAAAAGCAATCAATGAAACCAAGAAAGATATAATGGTTGATGATGTTGCAGAGAAACAATACAATCCGTTTATAATCAATCGTGGATTATCTTTCTTTAAAGATACAATATTGTATGCAAATGAAATGAATAGACATCACCACCTAGACCATCGTGTTCAATTTGATTTTTTTATAAATATAATAAGAAAGAAGAAAAGATGGTCAAAATGGATTAAGACCAGTGAAGTCGACAATCTTGAACTCATCAAAGAGTATTATGGGTATAGTAATGAAAAGGCTAAATCTGCATTATCATTAATGAGTAATGAACAAATTGAACAATTGAAACAAAGGATTTATAAAGGTGGAAAACGATAACATACAAATAACAGATTGGACTCCAAGCAGCATGCTTGAAGTTACTCTTAACGAACCAGATGATTTCTTAAAAATAAGAGAAACATTAACGAGAATTGGCGTAGCTTCTCGTAAAGACCAAAAACTATATCAGTCTTGTCATATATTACATAAGCAGGGCAGATACTTTATTACGCATTTCAAAGAGCTCTTTTTATTAGATGGAAAGCCATCTAATTTACTAGAAAACGATGTACAACGTAGAAATACAATAGCAACTTTATTAGCAGATTGGGGACTCGTAACAATAGTCAATCCTAGTCTTGCAAAAGAGATTGCTCCTTTAAGACAAATTAAGGTGATTCCCTTTAAGGAAAAATCTCAGTGGGAGCTCTGTCCAAAATATAATATAGGAAACACTCAAAAGCAGGAATGACAGGAAAAGAACAAACTAAAACACTTAAAAGATTAAACTTAATACCAAGAAAAAGAATGATAGAAGAGCAAATAACATTACTTAAATATATGTACATATTTGTATCAGGAATTATTCTAGGTATATTTACACAAGTTTTATAAACTAGCTATCAAGCTATTATAAATATAATTGAAGAATGCGGTATTGGACCGGTTCTCAACAACCTTGCTATTATATAGGAGGAACTAAAAATGGTAAGAAATACTTTGAACGTACCACGTTCGCTTTTTGTTGGATTTGATACTTTATTTGAAGACCTGGAAAGGATTCATCAAAGTGCCAGGTCTGGTAATGATAACTATCCACCACATAACGTTGTGAAAATCGATGATGAAAAATTTCTCATCGAGCTTGCAGTTGCAGGATTTAAGGAAGATGATATAAGCATTGAACTTAAAGATGGCATACTAAAAGTCAAAGGTGAAGTGGAACCAACCGAGCGTGAATATGCTTATAAAGGTATATCGTCCCGCAAATTTGAGAAATCATTTCGACTCTCAGAATTTGTTGTAATAGACGGTGCTGATTTGAAGGATGGAATACTCGTAGTGTATGCTAGAGTAGAACTTCCGGAAGAAAAGCGTCCTAGAAAGATCGAATTAGGGTCTGCTGGGGCATCAAAGAAGAAAGAATACCTGAAAGGGTAAACTGGCGAGCAGCGAAAACTCAGTAGATATGTAATAAACACATTTACTGGAGAACAACATGAAACATATAATCCATCTTATGGATAAGTATGAAGACGTTGCCGAGGCCTTAAAAAATACTGCAATTGCATTATTAACAACCGGACTAATCTTAGGATTAGCACCAGCGTTAATGATAGCTCAGGCATCTAATTTTTAAGACTCATTGACACAATCATGCGGGGGTAAGCAATTACCCCCAACCTTTTGAAAATAACGGTGTACATTCACCGCAAACTATGGTATAATATACATTATGTTACAATTCTACACTAACGTTTCTCGTTACGGCAATCAAATTCTACTCAGAGGATATGACCACGGAAGACGTATCGAAAAACGAATCAAGTACGAACCAATACTTTTTACATCAACTAATCTTCCAACAAAATGGAAAGCACTTGATAGTGCACCCGTTGGTGTAGCAAATGCTGGTAAAAGATTTGAATCGATGAGAGCTGCCAATGAATACGTAAATGCAAACAAAGGCGTATCAGGCAAAAAGATTTATGGTAATACAAAATACATTCCAGCATTTATAAACGATTACTATCCTGGTGATATTGAATTCAATCGAAATAAAATCAATGTATGTACAATCGATATTGAGGTTGCATCAGATGATGGATTTCCAGAGCCAGAAAAAGCAGACCATAAGATTACAGCAATTTGTATGAAAAGCAATATTGGTGGAACTTATTACGTATGGGGTTTAGGTGATTATGATTCTGAAAAATCTCTTATGAAAGACCACATGGTAATATACCGTAAGTTTGACCGTGAAGATGATTTGCTTATAAACTTCATTACACATTGGTCTTCTCAACAACACAGTCCAGATGTTGTCACTGGTTGGAACTCAAGATTCTTTGATATTCCATATCTAGTAAATCGTATTAATCGTATGCTTGGTGAAACCTATGTAAAAAGACTCAGTCCGTGGGGATTAGTTGATAGACAAGAAATTACTAAGATGGGTAGAACTCAAACAGCATACGAACTCAAAGGTATATCACAACTTGATTACCTTGACCTATTTAAAAAGTTTGGTTACTCTTATGGTCCACAAGAATCATATAAACTTGACCATATTGCACATGTTGTATTAGGAGAAAAGAAACTATCCTATGAAGAGTATTCAAACCTACATACACTATATAAACACAATCACCAAAAGTTTATTGATTATAATATTAAAGACGTAGAGTTGGTTGACCGTATTGAAGACAAACTCGGTTTGATTACTCTATGTATGACAATGGCTTATAAAGGTGGTGTAAACTATAATGACACATTTGGTACTACAATGATATGGGACACAATCATATATCGTAGACTATATGCAAACAATATTGTAGTTCCTTTTGTAGAAGATAAAGTAAAAACAAACTATCCAGGTGGCTTTGTAAAAGAACCACATGTAGGAATACATAATAATGTCGTATCATTCGACTTAAACTCTCTTTATCCTTCTATTATTATGCAATATAATATGTCGCCTGAAACAATATCAGAAGGTGAGATTACACAATTCGATATCGAAAATGTTCTAACTAAATCCGTAAGACCTGATAATCGTGGCAAAGCTCTTGCCGCGAACGGGCAGTATTTTCGAACTGATAAGCCTGGTATTATTCCATTCATTATTGATGAGATGTATAAAGAACGTGTTGGCATAAAACAAGAAATGATTACTGCACAAAAAGAATTGCAGAAGGTAGATAAAAATGACAAACAAGAAATGTATCGTATTGAAAGAGATATCGCAATTGCCGAGAATAGACAAATGGCTATTAAGATTCTTCTTAACAGTTTGTATGGTGCTCTTGGTAATCGCTATTTTAGATTCTTCGACCAAAGAATCGCAGAAGCAATTACCCTCACAGGACAACTTACAATTCGATGGGCCGAGTATTCACTTAACGCCTATCTTAATCGAGTGCTTAAAACTCCAAAGTGGAAAGACTTTGTTATTGCAATCGACACCGACTCGTTGTATGTATGCTTAGATGATTTTGTACAAAAGTTTAAACCTGAAAATACAATCGACTTTCTAGATAAAGTTTGTAATGATGCATTAGAAGCAGAACTTGAAAAGTCTTATAGTCAACTATATGATATACTTGGCGGTGTAGATAATCGTATGGTAATGAAACGTGAAGCAATTGCTGACCGTGCTCTTTGGACTGCAAAGAAAAGATATATTATGAATGTTCATGATAACGAAGGTGTAAGATATGCTGAACCTAAATTAAAGATTATGGGTATTGAAGCAATCAAATCTTCTACACCAGAACCATGTCGAGATGCTCTTAAAAAAATGTTTAAAGTCATAATGAAAGAAGATGAAAAAACAGTACAGGAAGCAATCGAAAAGTTTAAAGGTTATTTTAAAACTCTTGACCCAGACCAAATTGCTTTTCCAAGAGGTGTAACACAAGTTCGTAAATGGCAAGATAGAAATTCGCTTTATAAAAAAGGTACACCAATTCATGTTCGTGGTTCTATTCTATATAATAAACTAATTGAAGACATGCAACTTAAAAAGAAATACGAACCAATTAACAATGGCGAAAAGATTAAGTTCTTATATCTTCGTCAACCAAATTCAATTCATGAAAATGTTATTGCTTTTCCAGATTATCTTCCAGAAGAGTTTGGCTTACGCAAATACATTGACCATGAGCTACAGTTTCAAAAAACATTCCTTGACCCAATCGAGCCAATCCTCGACGCAGTGGGTTGGACATCGAAAGAAGTCGCAAGCCTCGAGGATTTTTTTGGATAAAACAGTGTACATTTACTTAAAAATGTGGTATAATATATACAACTATGGAGAAAAATATGAAATTAGTTAGATTGTCCTCAGGTGAGGAAGTTATCGGTAAGGTAAAAGAAAACGAAAATGATATCGTTATTGAAAACGGTTATTCACTTATTCCTGCCGGTGAAGGTAAAATAGGATTCATGCCATTCATGGCCTATACAAAAGCAAAAGACGGTATCGTAATTGATAGAAAGTTTGTTGTCTTTATTGTAGAACCAGTTGATGAATTAGTCGACCAGGTAAGACAAATGGATAGCGGAATCGTAACAGCAAAATCAGGAATTATTACATGAGCAAAGACTGGGTAAAAGATATTCAAGACATGCAGTATAAGTATGGAGTTCATAAATGGATTCATGATAATAAAGACAATGCTGAAAAGCTACGTGCTTATCTTGGATTTAGAATCAAATTTATAAGAGAAGAACTAATGGAAACAGAAGCAGCTCTTACACATAATGACCCAGAAGAAATTGTTGATGGTCTTATTGATATATGTGTTGTTGCTATTGGAACACTTGATGCATTTGGTGTTGACCCGTACAAGGCATGGGATGAAGTACTTAAAGCAAACTTAAATAAAACAGTAGGAGTAAAACCTGAAAGACCTAATCCACTAGGATTACCAGACCTAATCAAACCAGAAGGTTGGGAAGGACCAAGTCACGAAGGAAATCATGGTAAGTTGCACAATATTCGATAATATATACGATAACAAAACAGATAAGCGTATGGATTATAATAGTTTCGACGAGTTCGAGGCTATTCTATATAAGCTATCTGAATCAACTAAATATCCAACAAAAAAAGATGCTCCTCTCATCAGTCCTGCAGTATACATCCCCGATACAACAAGGGCTAATGACAACGTCACAGCATGGGGCAGCTTTGGGATTCTTGATATAGATGACTTTGACGGTAAGATGCATGACATCGAAGAGAAATACTCTCAATATCGATATGTCT